GAACGTGGCGGTCGACAGTAAGCACAAGAAAACGCGGATGGTGTTCGTCGTGGATAACCCGGACCACCCAGAGGACCTGGAGGCGCAGATCGCCAAGTTCAGGAAGCTGGGTGATGTCCGTGCGGACCGGGCATTGCAGGGTTGAGCAGGGTTGCAATCAAACCCTGCAATGCCGGAGCCCGCATGGGTGCAGCGTCTTAGCAGGGTAGGCAGGGTTTGCGGGGTTTTGCGCATGTAGGCGCGAGTTGATGAGTTCGTTGGACCGTTTATTTTTTTGCCACGACATTAAAAACGACCCTGCATCCCTGCACACCCTGCCAAGAAGCAGTGTTCATGCGGGTTACAGCGTTGCAGGGTTGAGAAACAAGCCGGAATACCCGGCAATCGAACAGGAGCAGTGATGAAGGTAAGCGTACAGAGCAATTTCCCGGAGGTGGCGAGCCGCCTCAAGGCGCTTGGCAGCCAAGCTTCGTTCGTCGCCGCTGTCGCCCTGACGCGCTCGATCAAGGACACCCAGGACGCGATCAAGGTCGAGATGCAGCGCGCCTTCGACCGCCCGACCGCCTATGCCCTCAACGGCACGTTCATCAAGGCCGCCACGAAGCAGAACCTGGAGGCGCGTATCTGGGTCAAGGACAACCCGTTCGGCAAGGGCACGCCAGCTGACCGCTTCCTGCTGCCGCAGATCTATGGCGGCCGCCGTGGCCTCAAGGGCATGGAGCGCATCCTGCAGCGCAACGGCCTGATGCGAGCCGGCTGGTTCGCGGTGCCGGCTGCGGGCGCCCAGCTCGATGGCAATGGCAACGTCAAGCGCAGCCAGATCACCCAGATCCTGTCGCAGCTGAGGGCGCAGAGCGGCAGTGGCTACGAGTCGCGCGCTACCGGCAGCGCTCGCTCGAACCGTACCGTTGCGCGCCAGGGCGTCACCTACGTCGCACTGCCGGTCAAGCGCCGCGGCCTGGAGCCGGGCATCTACCTCAAGCGGAAGTTCGCCCACGGTACGGCGGTGCGCCCGGTATTCATCTTCGTGCAGTCGGTGCAGTACCGCCCGCGCCTGCGCTTCTTCGAGGTCGGCCAGGCCACCGTCAACGCCCGCTTCCCGGTCCACTTCGACGCCGAGTGGGCCAAGGCAGTTGTCGCCGCGCGACTCCGATAACCAATCTGGCCATGCCGCCCGGCCTTGAGGACGGCACCAACGAAAGAGACATCATGAACGACCAAGCCATCCTCGAGAAGATCGCCCAGCACCCGAAGTGCCGCGCGGTCCAGCTGGCCGACTGGATCGACATCGCCCTGGAAGACGCGCAGGCATCGCTCGCCGGCCTGATCGCTGTCGGCGACGTGGTCGCCGAACCTGGTACCTCGCCAGCCGGTCACCCGTGCCAGTTCTACAGCCTGTCGGACAAATTCAAGGCGTCCCAGGCCTACAAGCCGCTGGCCGTCAAGGCGATCGCGGCTGACTTCGCTGCGGGCCATGCGGACCTGAACAAGACAGATCGCGCCATCGCCTTCGTACGCGAGAGCGGTACGGCATCGTCCTATGAGCTGCACGTGGTGATGGGATTGAAGCCGGAGCAGCATGCATCGGGCTCCCTGGCTAACGCCCTCGCTGATGGGCGGCTGGCCAAGGATGGAAAGAACTGGACGCTGGGCCCAGCCGCAAAGCCGGATCCTCGAGCGGAAGACCAGGTGCTGCCGTCCATCAGCCAGGGTGAGCGCATCATCCCGGCTGCCGAGAACAGCGAGCTGATGAAGCGACTGGACACCCCGGAGGAGGCGCTGTCCGCCATCAAGGTGCCGACGTTCTTGCCCCAGCAGGCATCGGCGCTGGCGGCGCCGAGCGATGCCGCGCCGATCTACCGCTGTGCCCTCTGGTCGGACGGCATCCTCGAGGTGCGCCGTAATGGCGAGACCGTGGCCGAGATTCCGCAGGCCATCGGTGAGTCGATCGCCGCCTTCCTCGGGCGCCTGGTCGGGGAGGGCGCCGCGGCCTAGCCTCGCCGCCCGCCTGGGCCCACCCCCTCCCGGGGTTAGGTTCTTCCAGAGAGCGAGTTGGCAAGGGTAATTCAGGCCCCGTCATCGCACTAGCGGATGCCCAAACAATTTCCTGACAAATAACCTGACAAGCACCAAAAACACATGCCGAACCTGACAACTGTTGCCGCGTGGGCCAAGCTGGTGGGAATCTCCCGCCAGTCGGCGTACGAGGCGGTCGCGCGCTGCGAGATCCCGGTGACGGACGGGAAGCTAGACTCGGAATACGCGACCATCCTCTACCGCAGGAACACTCGCCAGCGCGCGAACGGCAACCGACCTGATCCCCTGGCAGACGGGGCGCAGCCCACGACCCCGGCGGGTGCGGGAGGAGCGGAACCCTCAGCGAAGGTTCCAGGATACGACAGCAGCCGCGCGCGCAGGGAGGCAGCGGAGGCGGCGAAGGCCGAGCTGCAGCTGGCGGAGATGGCCGGCAAGTTCCTGCTCAAGAGCGACGTCGACTCGGGTGTATTCGAAATCGCGAGGGCGCTGCGCGATGGCCTGATGAACTGCGCGCGCCGCATCGCCGCCGACCTGGCGCCGTTGTCGACGGCTGACGAGTGCGAGGCCGTGATCGAGCGCGAGCACCGCCAGCTGCTCGAGAGCATGGCGCACGCCTTCGGCGAGAAACTCGGTACCGACCTCGGAGACCTGGCCGAATGACCACGCTGCCACCAGCTGTCAATGTGGTGCACCCCGCGTTCGCGCGCGGCCTGATGCCGGATCCGAACATGACGGTCGACGCCTGGGCGGACCGCTACATGATCATCCCGAAGGAATCCGGTGCGAACGAGTCGGGCAAGTACCGTACCAGCCGGACGCCGCACGCGCGCGCCGTGATGCTGGCCCTGTCCGATTCGCACTGGTGCAAGACGGTCGCCCTGATGGGCGCATCGCAGATGTTGAAAACCCAGGTAGGCCTGAACTGGTTCTGCTCGACCGTGCACCAGTCGCCGGCGAACTTCCTGTGGGTCCTGCCGACCGGCAAGCTGGCCAAGCGTACCAGCGCGCGCGTAGGCAAGACCATTGACGCCGTGCCCGAGGTGCGCGAGCGCGTGGCCGCCCCGCGTGCGCGCGACAAGATGAACACGCTCGACACCAAGGAATACATCGGCGGTGCCCTGCACATCGTCACGGCAGGCGCCGCAGCTAACCTGTCCGAGATCCCGGCGCGCCGGGTTCTGTTCGACGAGGTCGACCGCGCCGTAGCCAACGTCAACGGCGAGGGCAATCCGGTCGCGCTGACGAAGGCTCGCCAGAGTACCTTCGAGCGCAACCGGAAGAGCTACTTCCCCAGCTCGCCGACGATCACGGGCCAGTCGATCATCGAGGCCTTGTTCCTGCAGGGCACGCGCCAGGAGGCGCTGGCTGAGTGCGTGCACTGCGGCCACGCTCAGCCCCTGGTGTTCGAGCGCCTCCAGGAGGACGAAGCAGGCCGCGCGATCTACCCCTGCATCGAGTGCGGCGCTGTCCACTATGAAACGGACAAGAACCGCATGTTCGCCCGCGGCCTGTGGTCGGAAGGCGTGCCGGGCGATGGCGAGACGGTCAGTTTCACCATCAACGCCCTGTTCCAGCCCTACGGGTGGATCACCTGGTCAGCGCTGCTGCTCGAATACCGCGCCGCGCGCGCCGAGTTGGAAGAGGGCAGCGAGGAGCTGATGATCACCTTCTACAACACCAGGCTGGCCCGGTGCTGGGAGCGCAAGAAAGAGCAGACCAAGGCCAGCGAGCTGCAGGCGCGCGCCGAGACCTACAAGCTCGGCACGGTCCCGAAAGGTGGCCTGATCCTGGTGGCTTCCGTCGATACCCAGCCGGACCGCCTTGAGGTGAAGGTCACTGCGTGGGGCGAGGGCATGGAAGGCTGGGTCGTCGACTACCAGGTCCTGTTCGGCTCACCGTCCGAACAGGAAGTCTGGGCCCGCCTCGACCAGCTGCTCCTGGCCCGCTACCGCCACGCCGGCGGCCGCGAGCTCTCCATCTCCGCCGCCATGATCGACTCCGGCGGCGCCAACACGCACGACGTCTACAACTTCACGCGCACCCGCCAGCACCGCCACATCTACGCGATCAAGGGCGCCTCGACCCTGAACAAGCCGATCCTGAGCGCGAAGCCCTCGCTGGTCGACGTGAACTGGCAGGGCAAGACGATGCCGCACGGCGCCAAGCTCTGGCTGATCGGCACCGACACCGCCAAGGACTACCTGGCCGCGCGCTACCGTCTGGCCAGCGGCCCCGGCGCGATCCACTTCCCGTCCGACCTGCCGATCGAGTACTACGAGCAGCTGACCGCCGAGTACTGCATCACCGTGTACAAGCGCGGCCGCAAGGTGCGGGTCTGGGAAAAGAAAAAGAACGACCGCAACGAGGCCGGTGACCTGATGGTCTACGCCGTGGCCTGCGCCCACTACCTGGGCTTGCACAAGAAAACCCCCGCCCAGTGGCAGCAGGTACGCGAGTTCGTCGACCCCGACACCCGCGACCTGTTCCAGGAACCGCCGGCGGCCGCTGCCACCGACACCAGCACTGCCGCGCCCGCGCAGCAGATCCCGACCGCCGCACCCCAACTTCGACCCGAGCCATGGACGTCCTCGAAACCGCCTGCCCCGACCAGCTTGCCACGCCGTCCAGCCGGGAGGCAATGGTGATCGACGAAGTTCTCGACGACGCCGACCTGGTCGACGCCATATTCGCCTTCATCCAGGCCGAATTCCCAGCCCTGGCGCCGAGGGCAGCGAAGCTCAAGGATGAGGTGCGACGGGAATTCAGAGGCATCGAGATCTACATCCCCCGCCGCTCGCAGGCCCAGCGTGAAAGGCTGGCGAGGGAAGTGCTGAGCGCCTTCAACGGCCGAAACGCCGCCGAGGTCGCGCGGCGCCTGAATATCGGGCGCGCGACCGTCTACCGGATCATCAAGCAGGCAGGCGAAAAGAAATAGTCTCAGTTTTCCGAGAATTGAGACAGGGCAATCAATACCCTTGAGGCCATGGCCCTCACAAAAACCGACCTCGACGCCCTCGACCAAGCAATCGCCTCCGGCACCCTCGAGGTGGAATTCGAGGGCCGCCGCCAGAAATTTCAGACCACCGATGCGCTGATCAAGGCGCGTGACCACGTCGCGCGCATCGTCAACCAGGCTTCCACCGCGGCCGGCCCGCGCCTGTTCGGCTTCCGCTTCACGACCTCGAGGGGCGATTGATGCCGAGCCTGATCGACAAAGTCATTGGCTGGGTCAACCCGCACGCCGCTCTCGCCCGCCACTTCGCTCGCCAGCGCCTGGAGCGCGCCTACGAGGCAGCCAGCCCGCGCGACTCCTGGCGCCCGCGCCGCGCCGGCGCCAGCGCGAACGCCGACCACCAGGCCGACGCCAAGACGATGCGCGTCAAGGCGCGCGCCTTGGTGCAGAACGTGCCGTACATCTTCGCCGGTATCGACGGCCTGGCCACCGATACGGTCGGCGACGGCATCATCCCGCGCGCCACTGGGCGCGACAAGGACACCATCAACGAGCTGTTCTCGGAATGGGCGCATGTCTGCGACGCCGACGGCCGCTTCGACTACTACGGCCTGACGCGCGCCGCTTACATCGCCATGGAGCAGGACGGCGAGGTGCTGGTACGGCTGCGCTGGCGGCGCGCGAGCGATGGCCTGCCGGTGCCGCTGCAGCTGCAGCTGCTCGAGATCGACTGGCTCGACAGCTCGCGCACCGGCACCTACAACAGCAACCGCATCATCAACGGCATCGAGTACGACATGCTCGGCGCCGTCGCCGCCTACTGGCTGTGGGACGAACACCCCGGCGAGGTTGCCGTGGCGCGCGGCCGATCGCAGAGCCAGCGCGTGCCGGCCAAGAACATCATCCACCTGTTCAACCCGCAGCGGCCGGGGCAGGGCCGCGGCTTCACCCGCCTCGCGCCGGTCATTACGCGCACGCGCGACCTCCAGCTCTACGAAGACGCAGAACTGGCCCGCAAGAACCTGGAAGCGCGCCTGAGCGTGCTCGCCAGCGGCGACATGACCACCATGGAGAACCCCGCCGGGATGGGCGATGCCGGCACCAGCCAGGGCCAGCGCACCGGCGACCTGGGCGAGCTCGGCGGCGGCAGCATCTTCGGCATGCCGGCCGGGATGAACTTCACCGTCGTC